AATCATATCGATGACAAGACTGGAGAAATTGCTCTCTGCATCCTTAGTGCTATTAATATTGGAAAGATTCGGGATGTTCAAGATCTTGAAGTTCTTTGCGATCTGTCTATTAGGAGCCTCGATGAACTTATTGATTTTCAGGGATACCCCGTCAACGCAGCAGAGATTGCCACAAGAGCACGTAGATCACTTGGAGTGGGATATATCGGTCTAGCACATTACCTCGCCAAGCAGGGGGTAAAATACGAGGATCCAAAGGCATGGAAGTTAGTACATGACTTAACTGAAGGATTCCAATACTATTTGATTAAGGCATCTGTTAATCTTGCTAAAGAAAAGGGTGCTTGTGAATATTCTAATAGAACAAAATATGCTCAAGGAATCCTTCCTATTGATACATACAAGAAGGAAGTAGATGAGATTGTTCCAAATGACTTATCATTTGATTGGGAGGCTTTACGGAGAGAGGTATTGGAATATGGAATTAGGAACTCAACTTTGTCCGCACAAATGCCATCGGAGAGCAGTTCCGTTGTGTCAAATGCAACAAACGGAATCGAACCTCCTAGAGGATACTTGTCCATTAAAAAATCTAAGAAAGGTCCATTAAAACAAATAGTTCCATCTTATGGAAGTCTTAAGAACGATTATACACTCCTCTGGGATATGCCTGGGAATACTGGTTATATTAATATTGTTGCAGTTATGCAGAAGTTCTTTGATCAAGCGATTTCTGGAAACTGGTCCTATAATCCGCAACATTATGAGAACTCTGAGGTTCCTACTAGCGTAATGGCCCAAGACCTACTGACTACATACAAGTACGGTTGGAAAACTTCTTATTATCAAAACACTTATGATGTTAAGACTGATGAAATTCAGGAACCTGCACATCCAATAGGTTGGCATGATAATGTAGAAGAAGTTGGCATTCAAGGTAAGTCCAATTTACAAAATTTAGTTGATGATATTATGAATTCTGAGGAGGAAGCCTGTGACAGTTGCTCAATCTAATATTGACTCTATGACGGTATTTAATACCAGTGAGGTTGATACTAAGAAACAACCTATGTTTTTTGGTGCACCATTAGGTGTTCAGCGTTATGATAATTTTAAGTATCCTGCTTTTGAGAATCTAACAAAGCAACAACTTGGTTATTTTTGGAGACCTGAAGAGGTATCACTTCAAAAGGATAGAGGTGACTATCAACAGTTACGACCAGAACAGAAACATATCTTTACAAGTAATTTAAAGTATCAAACGATGCTTGATAGTGTTCAGGGTAGAGCACCTGGAATGGCATTTGCTCCATTCTGTTCTTTACCTGAACTTGAAGCATGTATGAATGTATGGCAACTCATGGAGATGATTCATAGTAGGTCGTATACTTATATCATGAAGAATATATATTCAGATCCTTCCGAAGTATTTGATACTATTCTTAGAGACCCACGTATATTAGAACGTGCTTCCAGTGTTACTGGTGCATATGATGATTTTATTAATGAATCATATGAGTGGGGACAGAGTAATCTATGGAAAGAAGATCGTAAAGCTTCATACTTATCATCATATGAGATGAAGCGTGTTAAACAAAAACTTTATAGGGCAATTGCTAATGTCAATATCTTGGAAGGTATACGCTTTTATGTTAGTTTCGCTTGTTCTTTTGCATTTGGCGAGCTTAAACTCATGGAAGGATCCGCAAAGATCATCTCCCTCATTGCTAGAGATGAAAATCAACACCTCGCCATCACCCAAAACATATTAAACAATTGGAAGAAAGGTGATGATCCTGAGATGATTGAAATTGTTAAGGAAGAAGAACCTTGGTTAGTCGAAGCATTTAAAAAATGTGTAGATGAAGAGAAGGCATGGGCAGAATATCTATTTAAAGATGGATCTATGATTGGATTGAATGATAAATTATTACATCAGTATGTTGAGTGGATTGCCAATCGTAGAATGAGATCAATAGGACTTAAACCAATCTATGACGTACCAGCAAAGAATAACCCATTACCTTGGACAGAGCATTGGATCTCTTCTAAAGGTCTTCAAGTGGCACCCCAAGAAACAGAAGTCGAATCATATATTGTTGGAGGAATCAAGCAAGATGTTACCAAAGACACCTTTGCTGGATTCTCCCTCTAAGATAAACTGGACTCTTGAGGATATGAAAAAGGCATATAGAGAACCTCCCTGCGAAAACTGGGATGATTTTGCAGGTGGATAGGTGGTATGATAAGAAGATTGAATTTGATTCAATGAGTCTTGAGGAGATTGTTGAGTTCTTTGAGGACAAACAATTTTTTCAATATAATTGTAACTGCCCACAATGGAATAGGGCATTGACTAGAATACGAGATACATATGGTTCGGTATGTCCAGACCCTCAAACAGGATTTGGTGTTATACATAAGAGAGAATGATATAAGAAATTATGAAATGGAATCAACTGGTGAGGGAAATTATGAGAACCCCTGGACCTATCAAGGTACAACTTTTACTTCTGACGACATTGACTCTTTCTTCGGTTACGTCTACTGTATTACAAATATCCAGTCTGGGAAAAAATACATCGGAAGGAAGTATTTTACACAGCGTAGAAAGCCTAGAAGTGGGAAAGGGAAACGGAGGGTTACGTCTGAGAGCGACTGGAAGAACTACTACGGAAGTTCTGACGAACTTAAAGCCGATGTTAAAACTTTTGGAAAGTCCAACTTCAAACGAGAAATAATAAGTCTTCATGAAACTCTTGGTAAAGTAAATTACGAAGAGACTAAACAATTGTTCCTTAACAATGTGTTAATGGAAGCACTTGACGATGGGACACCTGCGTACTATAATAGCAATATTCTTGGCAGGTACATGAAGAAAAATTATGGCGACTTTGGAAACAACAATTCGGCAAACGCATGAATGGGCGTTAGATAGAATTCATCTATTAGCAGATGGATATGATATTGAGGATATAGAAAATGCTCATTCAGTTACACAGGAATTTAGTGAATGGTTAGATCCTAATAAGGATGACCATGAGATTGTTTCTTTGGAATATATTGGTGATGGAGGAGAGTTACAAAATTTGTTGGGTTTAGAATAAGACTTGCCAAATATTACAAACTATATTATACTGCTACTAAATAAACGATCATGTCTAACATGACAATACATAGAATTAGGTTATCTAAAATGCAAAAAATTGTCAACTTCATTGCTCTTACGTCTGGTGCTGTATCTCTTGCCGTTGTTGCTAGTGGGTTATATGTATACGTTCAGCGTGACCAACTCATTGATACTGTCAAGCAGCAAGCTCTTGAAGCAGTACTGGGTGGTTCTGGTGGATTGGGCGGAGCACTTGGTGGATCTTTAGGTGGAGGTGCTCTTCCTACTGGTGCTACTGATTTGTCTCCTACAACTAATCCTGATACTGCACCACAAGCAGCTGCTCCATCTTTACCAGTAACTTTCTAAATGAAGAAACTTCTTCGTAAGTATCTTAAGTTAATATCAAAAATAAATGAGAGGCATTATTGGCCTCTTTTTATTTTTTTATCATTATACTTTGTTATACCGTACAGTGAATTTGTAATCACTGCATTAGCTATTTTTTACTTTACAAAAGGAGAGAAACTTCTTCGTAAAGTATCAGGATGGTTTACTAAATTACTTCCCGAATGGATAAGGGTAGGTGGTTCTATCATCTTCTTCCTTGTTATGTTGGATGATACATTGATGTATTTCTCTATTATTGCAATAGCATATTGGAGTAATAAACAGTTACAAAAACAAAAGAAATTGGAAAGCGATGACTCTTAATTTTTCTGATATAAGTAAGGGAATAGAATTTAAACAATCCTTACGCTATGGTGAAAACCCCCATCAAAAAGCAGCATGGTTTACTTTTCCTGATCAGGGATTAACAGATGCTAAACAATTACAGGGTAAAGAACTAAGTTATAATAATCTTATTGACTTAGATGCTGCTATATCTACGGTACAGGAGTTCGCTGGACAACCTGGATGTGTAGTTATTAAGCATACTAATCCTTGTGGTGCTGCGATAGGAGATAGTCAATATGATGCTTTAACAAGAGCATTGGACGCAGATAGAGTCAGTTGCTTTGGTGGTATTATAGCACTTAATGGTATAGTAGATTCTGCGTGTGCTGGTGAGATAGTTAAGAGTTTCTATGAGTGTATAGTCGCACCATATTTTGATGAAGAAGCAAGGACTATTCTTTCTGCTAAGAAGAACTTGAGGTTACTTGAGTTGGATGTTAATGGTATACATGTTTCTGAATATAATGTCAGAAGTATTTTGGGTGGAATTGTAGTACAGGAAAGAGATAATATACCAGTAACAACTGCCACTTCTGATTGGAAGTTTGTTACTGAACGTCAACCATCTATGCAGGAGGTAGTTGATCTTACTTTTGCGTGGAAGGTTGTAAGGCATGTTCGTTCTAATGCTATTCTAATTGCTAAGAATGGTGCTACAATTGGTGTTGGTGCTGGTCAAATGAACCGTGTTGGTTCTGCTGATATCGCATTAACCGCAAAGGATAATATTGAAGGTGCTGTAATGGCTAGTGATGGATTCTTTCCATTCGGTGACACCGTAAAACTAGCGAATAAATATGGTATCAAAGCAGTCATCCAACCAGGTGGAAGTATCAAAGATCAAGAATCTATTGATGCTTGTAATGAATTGGGAATGACTATGGTATTCACAGGCAAACGTCACTTTTTACATTAGGAGAACTATGACTTACGCATTATTAAGTGTATCTAACAAAGAAGGTATTGTAGAGTTAGCATCTTCATTACATTATGATTATAACTATGATCTTATATCAAGTGGTGGAACAGCAAAGGTTATTGCTGATGCAGGTATACCTGTAAGTAAAGTATCTGAGTATACTGGTTCTCCAGAGATTCTTGGTGGTAGAGTAAAGACATTACACCC